ACCGCAAAGAGTATGATTGTAACTCCTCCAGAAAAAGAGTTGACACTACCATCTATTGATGTTTCGTTTACATTGAAAGAAGAAGAACTTGCCTCTATTCTAAAGACTGCAAGTATTCTACAATCACCAAACATTGCCATCATGTCTGATGGTGATAAAATTTCCATTACAACCTGTGATGCAAAAGATAACTCTGCACACACCGATTCAACTGAGATTGCCGATGGTAATGGTAAGAAATTCAAGGCCTTGTTTCTGACAGAAAACTTTAAAATGATTTCAGGTACATATGAAGTACAAATTTCTTCTAAAGGACTTTCTTACTTTAAAAATTCTAAGAAGATATGGAATACTGGATTGCCATTGAAGCAAAAGAATCCGACCTAAGTTTCGGAGGATAACATGACTAAAGTAAATACATTGTTTGGTTCTTTTGATGAAGAACAATTAAAAAAACTCAAAGGTTATATTGATGAACTGGTTCTACACATGAATAAGAACCAAGGTAACAATGAAGCAATGAAAGATATTGTAGATTTTGCCAATGATGAATTAAAAATCCCTAAGAAGATTGTGAAACGTATGGCAAAAACACAATTCAAAAACTCTTTCCAAACTGAAGTTGCTGAATCAAAAGAGTTTGAAGCTCTATTTGAATCTATGAATGAGGTGAAATGATGGGTGAAATTAAAACATGGACAGATAAAGCTGAGTACATTGCTGTATTGAGAAAAGAGATTCAGGTGTTGAAAACTCGTTATAATCCTGATGAAGAAGGAACGGGTCATTTTAACACTACGATTTCTGTATTAGAAGGCCGAATCGAAGAACTTGAAGCCGACTTGAACTGGCCTTTCCCGGCCTAAATTGATTTATTATATTATGGAGTATTTGAATGTCACAACACATTTTGTGGGTGGAGAAGTATCGTCCTAAAACCATTGAAGAATGTATTCTTCCTGCTGGTATCAAGGCAACATTTCAGGAGTATGTAAACCGAAAAGAGATTCCCAATCTCTTATTGGCTGGCTCTGCTGGTGTTGGTAAAACAACAATCGCAAAGGCTCTCTGTGAAGAAGTAGGTTGCGATTACATTCTGATTAACGGTTCAGACGAATCTGGTATTGATGTTCTACGGAACAAAATCAAAAATTATGCATCATCTATGTCCCTATCAGGCGGCCGCAAGGTTGTCATCATTGACGAAGCGGACTATCTAAATCCAAATTCAACTCAACCAGCGTTGCGTGGTGCTATCGAGGAGTTCTCATCCAACTGTTCGTTCATCTTTACGTGTAACTTTAAGAACAGGATCATTGATCCTATTCATTCACGTTGTAGTGTTGTTGACTTTAAAATCAATGGCAGTAAACTAAAGATGGCTACGGCATTCTTCAAACGTGTTGAATGGATTTTGGAACAAGAAGGTGTTACATATGACAAACAAGTGGTTGCTGCCGTAATCACCAAACACTTTCCAGATAATCGCCGTGTTCTGAATGAACTACAACGTTATGGTGTTAGTGGTACAATTGACAAAGGCATATTGGCCTCTGTTTCTGATGTACAGATGAGTGAACTGGTTTCTTCTATTATGAACAAGGACTTTGCTTCTTGTCGTAAGTGGGTTACGAACAACCTCGATAATGATATCACACGAATCTTTAGAAACATCTACGATGGTTTGTATGAGAAGTTGAAACCTAATTCTGTACCACAGATGGTTCTGATCTTGGCCAAGTACCAATATCAGTCTGCCTTTGTTGCAGACCATGAAATCAACTTGATTGCCTGCCTTACAGAATTAATGGTTGAATGTGAATTCAAATGAGTCCGTTCGACTATGCCGATTACATTTTGCGAAAGAAGGTGCCGGATGGTGAATTGGACTACAAAGATTATGCACCTTTCCTAATCAATAGGTCTTTGTCCAATCACTTGGATTGTGTCTTGTACGTCAATGACATGAACATGTGGCCAGGAATTGATAAAGACATGCAATACCAGTATCTTCTAAATAGTATCAGGCCCATGAAACGGAAGTTTGTTCCGTGGCAAAAGGCCGATTCTGAGAAGGATATTGAATGTGTGAAAACCTATTTTGGTTATTCAAACTCCAAGGCCAAAGAGGCCCTACGTATCCTCACCGATGAACAAATCGCTGATATAAAAACAAAAATAGATACAGGCGGAGTGAAGAATAATGATAGACATTAAAGACTTAGTTGAAGTGACATTGGATGATAAAGATGATTTCTTAAAGGTACGTGAGACACTGACCCGTATTGGTGTTGCCTCCAAGAAAGACCAAACATTGTACCAATCTTGCCACATACTCCACAAACGTGGTCAGTATTATGTGGTACATTTTAAAGAACTATTTGCCTTAGATGGCAAACCAACCGACATTACCGAAAACGACCTATCACGTAGGAATGCTATTGCAAACCTATTGGAAGATTGGGGCTTGGTAAAGTTGGTCAATCAAAAACAAACTGAGGTGCCTGCACCAATTTTCTTGTCACAGATTAAAATATTGTCACACAAGGAAAAGAATGAATGGCAGTTAACACCTAAGTATAATATTGGTAAAAAACCCAAATAATTAACCTATAATTTATATTATGATTGAATCAAACGTTGTTTTTTATAAAAAAACTAATAATGAACTTAACAAAAAATATTTTAAAGACAATTTAAAATTAATTGAGATTGAAGTCTTTTCCTATTGCAATAGAAAATGTTGGTTTTGTCCCAACTCTTATATTGATAGAAAATCTGAAACAATTTTGATGCCAGAAACTTCCTATCTTTCTATTTTAGAACAACTAAAAGAAATTGATTACGACAAAGAAATTACTTATAGTAGATATAATGAACCTCTGGCCAAAAAAAATATTATTCTAAAACGAATCAAACAAGCCAGAGAATATCTACCCAAAGCAAAACTAAGAACAAACACCAATGGTGATTACCTAAGTTTAGACTACATACATGAATTGCGTGATGCTGGATTAAATGAATTATTCGTTCAACAATACTTGGGCAACAAACAAAAATACGATCATAAACGTTCAAAACGAATTATGATTAATAAGATTAAACGTTTGGGTGTTGAATATTCAATCATTACAGACATATACAATCATAGAATTGAATTTGAATTGCATATAGAAGGAATTACTGTACACTTACGTGCCAGAAATTTTAGCATAGAAGGCACAGCAAGAACAAAAGATGTTGAAGACTATGACAAAGAATATGTGAGAACACAATCATGTAGTCAACCTTTTAATAATATGTACATTGATTATAATGGTTCTATTGTGGTGTGTTGTAACTCTAGGTCAGATATACCTGAACACGAAAATGCAATTATGGGTTCGGTACACCAAGATAAACTCTATAATATTTACAGTTCCAACAGATATGATTCTTGGAGAGAACATCTAAAAGAAGATGGACCAAAATCTGGTATATGTGAAAAATGTAAGATTGGTATAAACTATGAGGAATTTATATGAAAACTGTAATAATGCATTTTTATAATGAAGAATATATGTTACCCTGGTGGTTGATGCATCATCGTGAAGTGTTTGACCACGGAATTCTTATTGATTATGATTCTACCGATAGGTCTTTAGAAATAATTAAAGAATATTGTCCAACTTGGCAAGTAGTAAAGTCTCGTAATCGCCAATTCGGTGCTGTAAAATGTGATGAAGAAATTATTTATTATGAATCCACAATTACTGGTTGGAAGATGTGCCTCAATGTAACTGAATATTTAGTTGGTGATTATTCTTTATTGAATGGTGAACCAGGTCAAGTATTAAAAGTTCCATGTTACATAATGGTCGATACACAAAAAGATGCTGAGATAACACACGATAAGTCTTTAATAAAACAAAGGCCTTTTGGAATACCATATGATAGGGCCAACCCAATATCGATTGAGAGGGCCATATCGCATGAGAGGGTATGTAGAGCAATTCACAATACAACAAGTTTATCTTATTCAACAGGACGCCACTTTGTGGATTCAAATTGTATGCAATTACAAGTTCTATGGTACGGTTATTCACCAATGAATCAAAAGATGTTGGAAAGAAAACTACAAATTCAACATAGAATACCTGATTCTGATAAGGCTCAACGCCTTGGCCATCAACATATTACAGATGAACAAGGTCTAAATAAAACATACAATAGATATTTACCATTTGTTACAGACCTTTCC